CACTGCGATAAGAAGGACGTAGCGAGTGGCGGTATTTCCAATTGATCCCATCCCGTCGAGCATCTCGGTCGCGGCGATGCAGGACCCCATGCACCAGTTTGAAACAGACCAGGGCTACGAGGTACGTCGGTCCAAGCACAGCCGGCCCTTGCGGCAGTATCAGCTGGAATACCTGGGCCTCACGACCCCGCAGATGCGCGTCCTCCGGGACTTCCTGCTCCAGCAGCGCCTCGGCGTGCTGTCCTTTGAGTGGCTGCACCGCACCGGCGGGGACCGTGTCAACTACTCGAACACGACGCCCGTGGTGTGTACGCTGCAGCACAGCTATGTGACCAATCAGTGGCTCTGGTTCAACAGTGCCACGCATGCCGGGATCAATGGCTTTTGGACCATCACGCGCTTTGATAGTACGAGCTTCGCGCTCAATGGCTCGGCGGCGCAGGGCGGGACGGGGAGTGCCATCGCGGTCCCGTATTTGCCCAATGCGACGGCCCGGTTCGCCCAGGATGTCATGGAGCCTGCGGTGAAGTTGATTGGTCCCGAGGCCGCCGACGTGTTCACGCAAGGGCGCGGACGTTTCAACATGGTTGTGCTGATACAGGAACAGTTCTGAATGCCACGTATTCTCTCAGCGGCGCTTGTGCGGGAAAAGAACCAGCTGCAGTCCGATCATGTCATTACGTGGCTCTTTCAAGTCGATATTCCAGGCGCACCCGTCCCGTATCGGTTAGTGAACTATGACCAGGACATTCAGTTTCATGGCATTTGGTACAACCGCTCCAGTGTCGATGTGGACGCCTTGGAAGATGCCACCAGTCAATCGTTGGTGCGGCTGCGGGGGACCGTCACCAACGTGGATCAGGCGTTTATCTCGTTACTGGAGCACTATTGGGGACCGGATACTCCCTGGGTCGTAACGATCTGGCCGATTGATACGCAGCAGCCCGACGCGACGCCCTTTGGTACGGGCGAAGTGTTTCAGGTGGTACAGGTGGCGACGGACTTTCTCACGGCGGTGGTCGATCTCCAGGCGGAGGGCATTACGCTCACGGGCACGATTCCGAAGCGACGTTATACCCAGAGTGGCGGATTCCCGAACATACCCCGAAGACTATCATGATGATTTGTACTATATATGCTTCCAGGTCTTCCGATGAATGATGTACTGTATAGCAAAATCCGAGACGCCGTACTGATTGGCCAGAGCGCTCATTGTTGTCCAGCCTCGGCTATAGCACGCACGTATCTCCAACACCTGTGCGGCGGTCAGCTTCGCGTGTGGAAACGCTTCAGGCTTGGTATGGATACCCGCTGTCGCACCTTTCGCCTGTCGGCCTTTCTTGACGGCATCTTGGCGGTTGCTCTGCAACGTGCCCAGCCACAAGTGCAGCGGGTTACAGCACGCAGGAGTATCACAATAATGGCAGACAAGCTTTCCTGGCGGGATGGGACGAGCATGCCAAATCTCATAGACCACGCGAGTTACGGGCAGCGTCAGATGCTTGCCGTTATAGGCCAGCGTAAATTTGCCATAGCCATCTTGATCCGTGCTTTTCAGCCACGGCCAGCAGCAATACACGCAGCTCTCTTCATGGCCGCACTGCTGAATCGCGCCCCACAAGCGCTCCAGAAACGGCAGTCTGGGCGGGACGCCACGAGCACGTTTGTGGGCCGTCTGTATGGCATTCCAGCAGTCGCGACAATAACTATTCTTGCCATCGCCGCGTTGCGTATCAGTGCCAAAGTCGTCCAAGGATTTGACCAGATGACAGCGGGAACAGGGTTTCTCAGTGCGGTGAAGTTTCATGACATGACCTCCTGGATCACAGGTGCATCGTTGGGGGAAGTGGCTGGCAGGCGATGAACTCTGCCCCGGTTTCGAACCCGGTGCCACTCGACAGAAGAGTATAGCAGTTTATGAACAGTATTGTTATCCCTGAGATTGAACCCCTGGTTGAGCCCTTACTGGGCTTGTCCTATGCCGAGTGCCACTGTTGGGACCTACTACGTCGGCTCTATGGCCAAGGCTGGGGGATCGACCTGGACGCTGATCCCGCTACGGCGGCTGCGCAGGTGCAAGAAATCTGGTTTCAGCGTGACGAGCGCGACCCACTCAGCCTCATGCAACCGTGGGATCTCTTGATTATGAAGACGACGGGCATGGCCTCCAGTCATGTGGGGGTCGTCGTGAATAGTATGTATCTTATCCATACGAGACAAAGCGTAGGCGTATGCTTAGAACCACTCCGGCGTTGGGCGCCCCGCCTCATGCAAATGGCGCGGTTGCGGCGGCTCCTGTAGCCACGGTTACCTGTTTCCTGGTGCTATCGCCCCTGCGGGCAGCCGATGGGCACCTGCGCGTGCAGCGCGAGGTCTTTCCAGCGGGCGATACGCTCGACGCCTATCTGCCCGAGGGCGAAGCCCTGCATCACGTGACGGTCAACGGCGCCACGATCCTCCCTGAGCATTACGCCCGCTACGTGCCGCAGGCCGGCGATGAGATCTGGCTCTGGCCGACGTGGGGGCTCTCAGGTAGCCTCCTTATCGGCGCCCTCGTCTCGATCGTTATTGGCCTGGCCGTCTCCGCCGCCTCCCATTTTCTCTTTCGCCCGAAGCCGCTCCTGCTGCCGCAGCAAAACCAAATGAGCGGGGAGTCGGAGCGCACCTTTAGCTTTGAGGGGATTCGCACGGCGATTGGTCCAGGCGCCGTGGTCCCGGTCGTCTATGGGCGCCACCGCATTGGCGGACAACTCCTCCTGGCGACCGTCGACCAGGCCGCCGTCGTCCTGGATGATGGCACCGCGGCCCACACAGCGGCGATCATCAACGTCACGCATGGCGCGCCCTCGGACATTGTCTATGTGACGGCGCCTGGTCACGGCTTTGTGACCGGGCAGGTCGTCTTTATCCAGGGCGTCCAGGGCAAAACGGAAGTGAATACGACCTGGGCTATCCATGTCGCCGATGCCGATACGTTCGTCCTCGATAGCTCGTGGGCCGTCGGCTTCGATCATCCCTACCAGGGCGGCGGGACGGCCACGCTCTACAATCAGGGCTCACGGAGCTACCAGGCCATTACGAACCCGCCGACGCTGACGCTCATGATTGCCCTCTGTGAAGGCCCGATTGACGCGGTGCTGACCAATACCATCCAGATTAACGGGCAACCCCTCGCGAACTTTCCCGGCGTCCAGGTCTATACCGGCCTCGGCACGGCTACGCAGCCCGCCTTTGCCGAATTTGGCGGCGCCCGCAACACGTTTGCGGATGGGCGCGATATCGGCGATACGCCCCTGACCTATACCTCCAATGCCGCGCTGCATGCGTTTATCCTGAACCTCGTCTGGCCCGAGGGCCTGTATTTTCTCAACGACAAGGGCGAAAAGCACAACAACAATGCCGTGCTCCAGTATCGCTTTGCGCCGGCCGGTAGCGGCAGTTGGTCCCCGTGGTCCGTCTTTCAGGTCCAGGCCGACCGCACGGCCGCCGTACGCCTGGGCGTGCGGCGCGAGGGGCTCCCGTATCAGTCCTACGATATTCAGGTACAGCACCTGCGGGCGGGCAATACCGACGAGCTGCGGGCGCGGTATAAGAGTGTGCTCGAAAGTGTGACCGAGTACATCCCTGACACCTATGCCTATCCCTATACCGCCTGGTTGGGCCTCCGCGCGCTAGCGACGGATGCCTTGCGGGGGGCCTTGCCCAACGTGACCGTCGAGGTCCGGGGGCGGCAGGTGCGCGTCGGCTCGCTCGCCGTCCCGGAAACCTGGTCCGATAATCCCGCCTGGTGCGTCCTCGATGCGTTGACCAATGCGCGCTATGGCACGGGCGTCCCGGACGGCGATATTGACCTGACCGCCTTTACCCTCTACGCGGCGTACTGTGACCAGACCATCCAGGGCGAGCGACGCCATACGCTCAATTACGTGCTGGATCGCGAGATGCGGGCCCAGCAATTTTTCCTCGAAACCATGGGCGGCTCGCGCGGCATTCTCCTCAAAACGGCCGGGCTGTGGACGCCGCGCCCGACGCGGGATGAAACGCCGACGTGTCTGCTCTCCTGGACGTCCGTCAGTAATGTGCGTCTGACCTATATCCAGGACGTCGATGGCATCAACGTGGTGGAAGCGCGGTTTGCCAGCGAAGCGCAAGACTTTGAGCAAGACGTGATCACCTGGCCGGCCCTGGCACAGTGGCCGCCCGAGGTCCATAAGCATAGTTTTGACTTGCGCGGCGTGACCAAGCCGAGCCGGATCATGCGCGCGCTCCAGTATGAACTGAATAGGCGGCGCTTTGAAAACCTCCTGCTGGAGATGGACTGTTCCCTGGAAGCCCTGCCGCTACAACTGCATGATCTCTTTCGCTTTGCCCATCCCTTACCGGGCTGGGGCACGTCAGGCCGCATTCAGCAGGGCTCCGATGCCGCGGTCCTCCAGGTGGATGAAGACTGCCTCTTTGAGCAGGATCTTACGTATGTGGTGTACGTGCGCCATGAAGACGACACGCTTGAAGCCCGCGAGCTCCTCACCATTACCCTGGGGCCGACGCGCACGCTGTATCTGGCGTCGCAACTCAGTGTGTTTCCCGTCCCGCGCACGTCGACGTTTGTCTTTGGGACGCTCACGACCAATGCCAATACGCGCACCTTTCGCGTGACGGGCCTGCGCCGGAAAAACGATCTGACGGTCAGTGTCGAGGCCCTCATTCACAACCCGAGCATCTATGATGAGGCCGTGGCCTCGCCGCTGGGTGTCATTACGACGCTGTTTAACCCGGAAGGGCCGCCGCCGCCGCTCCTCAGTCTCGTGGCGACGGAAGTGACGCGGATTCAGACGAGCGGCGCCAGT